CTGCAACGTCAATTCTTGTGGCTATACACTGGTCCACAACCAGCACCCTAAAGTAGGTGAAACTATCCATTTTGCAACTGTTGGATTAAACAGGACTGTAATAGTACAAACAAGGTGTGCCGCGGAACCAAAACAAATTGAAGTCTTCTCCAGCACCCATATACAACTTGTAGGACGCTTCTGCTGTTCCAGCTGCAGTGTTTGTACGATCAGCCTCGACTACAATAACAGAATTCTCAAATGTCGTATCAGTCGTCGTTGTCAAAGTTGTTGGGTGGAAGCGGCGTGTTGAAGCATACGGAACTTCAACAGTCTGCAATCGTGAATCAGCAATGTGAACATAACCATCAGCAGATCTATCGGCTGTACGCAACGTAGCCACAGCATTAGCCACTGGTGTTGTTCCTGTTGAAGAAAAAGGAGTATCGAGCTCATAACCACGATACACACTAATATTGGTAAAATTCTGGGTGTTAAGCGTCAACACGCCCATACGCACAGAACCCTTCCAAAATGTGTATCCTTGAGTGGCCCAAACAATGGGTGTAAGTGGAATCTGCTTTCGCTTGTTAGTTCCAGCACCATCCCAACCACTTATGTTGTATCCGGGTCCATAAGCTACTGGTGTTGTGGCGTGGTAATCCCTAAACCACGTATAATCGCCAGCTGCAAAAGCTATGTTATTTCTAACAAACCGAACAAAAGTATACCTTTTCAGTAGTTTACGAAAACTCCTGGTGACATCAGTTGTTGTGTACCCAACCGTTGTGTTGGGCACCTTCGGCACCAAATCTGGAAAGCTCTTTGTTACAAACTCTTCTGAATCAGTGACTCCAGCTTGCAAATCAAGGGGCTCCTCTTCAACCACAGGTAACTCCTCTTTCAGCAAAGCCACAGTCGGTGCTGCTGGATACAAAGCAAACTGTTTCATGTGTTCAAAGTATGGTTCAGCAACTTCCAAATCTGGCATGCTGACCCACACGTTTACACCAACTGCTGTGGTCGAAGTCACATTTGTAACAAGTTCATTCAACACATATACAGTTATAACACCATTATGAAAATTTGTGTTTGCTGTCTGTCCTGCTGCATTAATGCATCGACTCAGTGTCATATCTGCAGTAGTTATAGCAGTGCGACACAATGGAGCAAAAGTAGACCAACCGACATCAAACTCAAAATCACGATTCTCGGCGACATCAACAATCATGCACTTTGTGACTTGTTCCTGTGGACTAGAAGGACTGCCAACGGCATCCCACACCACGAGCAACCGTCCACGGTGAAAAGCATTTGCCACAATTTGTAGCCGCACCTTTAACGAACCACGCCAATACCTAAAATTCGACGCTACGAATCCCATTGGTGTAAGTTGCAATGCAGTAGCATTAAGCAGTGGTCTTGTGCCAGGCTCGTTGAGCATAGGAGTCACAGGCATGGAAAACAAAATAGTGTTCCTAGCATCTGACGGAAGCCAATTGACAACATCAATTAAACTTGGGATCTTAGCA